AGGTGGCAACGAGTATGGTGAGCCAATGTACTGTGGCTTTGCTTGGGTAACAGTAACGCCAGAGCACAAGGGCAACACCAAGCTAGGCAAAGGTGAGCGTAGAGTATTAGAGGGCATGGGCTTTCGTAAGGACTGGACAGGCAAGGCTTGGCAACTGTGGAACCCAACAGGCTATGCAGGTCAGAGCATGGACGTTAAAGAAGCAGGCGCACAGGCCTATGCTGACGTGCTACAACAGTATGGCTTTAAGGCCTACATGGGCAGTCGAGCAGACTAATACAAATAATAATAAACACGGGGAGGGGCGTAGCAGCGATGTTACGCCTTTTTTCTTGATCAAATTAACAAAAAAAATATTTTTCTCGAGGGGGGTCGGGGTATATAAGTGTTTGATTACAAACGCAAAATTAGCCGTTAAGCCTCTAAAAAAATGAGGTGAGTAGAAATCACCACCCCGAATCTATAAGTACTTCACCTAAATTTTTTGCGCGACCAAATTTTTTCACTGTAGAACCCATTTCGGGCAACTAAATACTCTGCAAGTGCAGCTTACTCACAGTTTGAACACAGTGTCAACACAGCTACGCAAGCTAGTATATTTTATAGCAAACTCGTAGACACTGCACTTGCCCCTCTACACACAGTACGAGTAAAGGTCTTTACTGTGTGGAAGTTCACACTCAAACTTTGAAACAGTTCTGTGTTTATACTATTGTAAGCAGTTACACCAATGTCTGTGTAGTAGCGTTCACTTACTCCGTATTCTGGAAACACACTTGTAACAAATAGACATGTGTCTCCTAGAGTCTTAGCATCTGAGCTACGTTGTACACGCAATAAGCTGTGTGCAAATGTTTGTTTAGGTAAGAAGTTTGCACGGTCAACATGTACTGCCAATAGACACACCACGTAGTGTTCTATGTGCATGGGTAATTCAATACCTGTAGTTTCCCTAGCACTTGTAGCCAGTTCAACAAACGCTTGTACATATGCGTCTTGCATACTGTTATTTAGTGCCTCTCGGTTGTTGGGCAGTAGACGTAGTCTTGCGTCAAAAGACATCTGTAATTGAAAAACAGTGTTTATGGTGTATTGCAGTGGAGCGTACGAGTGTTTAAACAGTGATTGCAGTAGAACACACAGTAAGAGGCACAGTAGTAACACAGTGCATGGTCAGTAGATCTGCTTCCGATTTTTCTGCGAAAACTGCTTCGCAGCTTGTGTGCTTTACCGCTTCGCGGCTGTTCTAGCGCAGGCCTTTCAGGCTTGGTTGACGGCGGTGTGACCTTTCAGTGCAAACAGTGTGCTTTGTTTTGAATCTTCAACATCCACATACACATCACAACGGCAGTACACATCTTCAGGCAGTGTTTGTGAGTTGCTGCGTATGTACACCAGTTCAAAGCCTGGTTGGTTACACTGTGCGTACAGTTCTTCACCTAGTTCACGTCTTACCCACATGTGTTCCATGTGCTTGTGTGCGTGACTCCATTTGTATTCTGTTGACGCTAGAAAGTATCTCGTAGTTTGTATTCGAAGTTTTGACATGATTCGCCTTTGCGTAAAAATTCAGCACCATTGCGTAGATGAAAACGCTCAGCCATCTCTGTGAGAGGACTCAGTGTAACATATCTTGTGATCTCTGGTCGAGTGTGACGAATGTGTCGAGCTGTGTCTAACACAATTTCTCTGCCAGCACCTCGATCATAACTCCACACAGTATAGAACATGGCTGTGTTGGGTGCCGCAGTGTTCTCCAGATCCTGTTCTGTTATTGCAACACCATGTGTGTATGCAACACATATGATTGCTCTAGGGCCTTCCATTGTCACAGGAGCTGCTTCAGCGTACTGATCTTCAAACAGTGCAAACACTTCTCTTCCGTTTTGTATTCTCCACGCCAATGGTATGTGCGGACGCACTGGATCATCTTTGCAATGTCCTAACCATAAATCATCTTGTACACTAACCAGCACGTAGTTTCTCCCTGTGGCTGTCGTAATCAAACACACTTTCAAAATTCCAATTGGCTGTTATCCTTGCAGGTGATGTTGAGGGTCTTGCTTGATGATACATGTCTGCAGGAAACAGTAGCGCACGGTTGGCTCTGTGTTCGTATTCGTTGCCTTCTATCTCAGTTCCACCATCTGAGTCTGTTATGTAGTACAGCAATGCCCAGTGGTCAGCTGCTGATTGATCTATATGTCTTGATGTGAACTGTCCTGGTGCATACATGTTCAATCTAAGACGTTCCATTCTTTTGAATTCAAATTCTTTCATGTGTTCAGCTCGTGCATAATCAAACACATAGTTTATGCTAGGAGCCAACTGTGTATAGTTTGCACCTTTGTCTGTGATCAGTGTACAGCCAAAACAAGTTCTATAGGGATCCTTTTCATCCAGCACACCCACAGCAGGGAAGTGCCAAGGAAATTTGTCATTGCATATTTCATCTATTACTTTGTTGTGTAACCATTCCGGCAGGAAAGGTTCTAAGTCAAAGATAAAATCATTTGCTGGCATCTATAAACTCCTTTGCAATCCAGTCAGCTGTTGCAACCAATCCTTCTCTACCAAAGTGTGATCCGTCGCCAGCCTTTGTGTACTTTTTATATCGTTTACCAAATACACGTTGTAACACAGGTATATCTAAATCAAGCCTATCGTCTATCTGTGCATATGCAAAATCTGATCTAGCAACAGCATAATCTATATATACCTTATGCTCATATTTAAGTGAGTCAATGCTTCTGTGTGCGTAATATTGATTGTATAATTTTTCTAATGTATAAGGGGCACTACTAGGTGTCATACCCGTCCATTTACTTTGCATAGATGGTAATGCATAGTAGTTGTCTTTAGACTGTACGATTCTTTGAGTAAAGTCGAAGTCATCTTCCCACGAGCTTAGTCTTGCTTTGCTGGTTGCTTGAAAAATAAACTTGCCGTTGTATTTTTGTTTGACTTGATCTAAAATATAGCATGACAGTGCTATGCTTGATCCGCCTACGCCCCAGTTGTAAAAAATATCATCGGGATATCTATCAGCTAAGAATTGAACATGGCTAGAGTAGTCGCTACGCATACCGTTAACACAAGTCCAACTACAACCGAAAAAGTGATAGTTATTTGGCATCAGAGAAACCTAGTTTCATTACTAGGAGTATTCTTGGCCTTTTACCTTGTGGTGCTAGAGCTTCGTGTTTGATCTTACCATCAAATATTATAAGTTTGTTGTTTACAAAAGGAACTTTTTCTGTCCATACATCATTGATTTCTTCTACATGAAAATCAAATGTGCCGCCGCCATTTGCACTTGCTACGTATACAGCCGTTATGTCACTGCCATCGTTATGACGTTCAACATCTTGTCCTGCATGTTGTATAGCAAGATGTACTCGCAAACAATTTAATTTAGTATGTCCTGTTAGTGCTTCAATGTCATCCATTGCTTTAAGCACAAGGAATCTTATTAACGGTTCACCTGGATTGAAATCGTATGAATAAAATATATGTGAGTCTACATCTTGTGAATCGTTCTTACCAAAGATGCTCGGGGGTGCATCGTAACTGTTGGCAAACTCTATGTAGTTGTGTGGTGTCTTGTAAGTAAATTGCCTATCTAAAAATCTAACTAGGTCTTCATCTCCTAGCCACTTGTCAATAACCTCTAGCATTATTACTCCTTATCTATCTTGATCAGTTTGAACCATTCCTCCATAGTATGTAATTTCTGATCCGTGCATTGTATATAGTCTGAATTATTACTATGCTTGATTGATCCTGAGCCTGTAACTATGTCACCATCTCTGTAGGAAAATGGGCGTTGTATAGTAACATCTATGTATTCTCCATAGTTTGTACCCAGTGTAAGGAATGTTACCCAGCGATTGTTGCGTCCTCTAAACACACGACCGTTAGCAATTACTCCTGCAAACGATACACGTTCCAGATAGTTAGAACGTACACCACATCCAGGTACGAATCCATGTTGCCACCAACCCGGTTTAGTTTCTAATCCTTTACGATGCGCTTCGCATTGATAGACCCATTGTTTATACGAGCCTTGACAATGTTTTAGGTTCGCCCTCCAGAACGCTTCCGGGTTGTGCGCCTTTTGGTACGCGAGTGCCCAGATGAGTCTTCCGAGATTGACTGCATGAGCTCTACAAAGGCCGAATCCTGATAGTTCTTGAAGCGCCGCCATAGCTTCTTGCTTACGCGGATTGTTTCCGAGCCTTTCAACAAATTCCAAAATCTTTTCATCATTCTTTTTTGCAAATGCCCTCCTATACATATCGGCTTCATACATGTCTACACCGATGATACTACTTATTATATCTATAGCATCATCTTCAAACACCACCGAGTCTTGTACAGCCTCTTGACTCCAGTCTTGAAACATAGCGGCCTTTTGTCTTCCGCTCATTGCTACGGGTCTAACCATAGCAGTTGCAAACACACAGTCTTCCATTGACGTAGGTTTGATTGCTCTAAACAATCTACGCATAGCAGGTGACTCACCTTGGGTAACGCCTAGTACATCGCCTCTTGCTAACAAGGCGCTTGTGTGTTCGTCTGTGCTAGGATAATCAGCCAATGCTGTATGTGGGTCTATCTCCATTAGTTGTGATAGTCCTCTGTTTGCTAGTATGTCAACCTTGAGGTGTTCTAAGTCTTCTACTTCGTGCTTGTCTAGTAATATTTGATTGTCTTGTGATATTAGTGATTTTGGTAATTGCCTTGTAAACATAACGATGCCTCCACAGTGTTTTGATATTGCTCTTTTCTTTCCGAGCAGTTTACGTTCAATGCGTTTTGCCTCTACTGGGTCAACGCCTACTTTTTCATAAGTAAAGTTACGTGGAAGATTACCTGTGGCACCTAATCGTTTAGCAGCCTCTCTACGGGCTGACTTTTCTTTGTAGGTGACGTAGTTGCTAAGTCTAGCTGTCTTGCCTGGCCATTTCTTGAATATCCTTTCCATGACTTCCGTCTGTCGATGATGTTCAAAGTCTATGTCAACATCTGGCAGGTCGTCCCGCAAAGGGTTCATGAACCGTGCCACAGGTATGTTCCACTCTATAGGATCAACATCAGTGATCCCTAGTAGATAGCATACAAGACTTGAACCAGCAGAGCCTCTAGTCATATGAGTAAGGTCCGTGGTTAGGTCAATGATGTCACAAATTTGAAGGAAGTAATCAGTGAAACGCTGGTTGAGAATGAGCTCAAATTCTTCTGCCAGTCGTGTTTGATATTCGGGTCCGGGTGGGACAGGCCTTTTGAATCTATCGAGTAGCCTCTGTATGTTTTCTAAATCTGTTGCCATTAATAGCCTCTTGTTTGTCGTTGTATGCCTAGTGTGCTACATTGCACAAGAGTATTTATTATTGGCATTATACTAGGTGTGAAGAAAGAGGCTTTTATGTGTCTCCTAAATTATTAATAAAACTTCGTAATTTAGTTGAATCTGTTTGTGCTCTTATCTTACCAACAGTGTCTCCTTCACTAGGATCTTCACGTTGTTGCCCTTCTTCTATAGGTTGGCCACTGCTATTGCGTTTGATTTGATCGAACACAGTTGACTTACGCTTTTGAAACTCTTGATATTCTTCATCTTCACCTAAGTCTCTAATACGTAAACTGTCTACGTCAAACTCAAGATCAATCTTTTGTCCTACACCACTACTACTTCTAGTTTTCATTAACTGTATCTGATAGCGTCCACGTTCACGCATTGCTCTACTTGTAAAGATACCAATCAAGTTATCTGCTGTATTGATCTTAGATATACCACCTGATATGTGCGAGTGATCAAATTCAATTTCTTCTACTGAACTTCTGTTCAACTGTGATGCTGTAACAAAGATAGTGTTAAGTTCCATAGCTAAGTTACGTAGCTCTTCCGATACATACTTGTCTTTAACAAACAAGTTCTCAGCACTAATCTTAGCCGCTATAGGATGCATCAAGTCCAAATAGTCTACAAGCAATACGTCTACTTTCTTGCCTGTCTTAATCTCATACTCTTTTAAATAACTTCTAATGTCATTTGCATTTTTACCTGTTGGCATATACTTAACTTGGAATGCACCTGACTTCTTACCAATCATCTTAACTTTCATTTCAACATCATCAATGCTCTTGAAAATGTCTCTGCTTGGAATGTCTGTAGT